ATGACTGAACAGGAAGAGGCAGGCGCTATTGCGCTGCCGACCGCCGCTACCCAAGAACGGCAGCGTTCGACAATCGCATTCCCCTACGTAGACCTTCAAACTTCGATCCAACTGGCGAAAGCTATCTTCGACAACGTCGCTGGGGGTGAGTGTGACGACGACCAGCTGGCGGCGTGGACAAGTCAAAGCCCGAAAAGCAGTGGCTTTCGCACTCAGGTTTATGGTGCGCGAATGTTTGGAGTGGTGGTCGGCGAGGCAAGCCGTCACCGTCTGACTGAACTCGGCAAAACCATTATTGACCCACAAAAGGAGCGTGAAGCTAAAGTACGCGCGTTTCTGTCAGTCCCTCTCTATGCGGCCCTGTTTGACAAGTTTAAGGGCAACATGCTTCCCCCACCTGCAGCCTTGGAGCGTGAGATTGAGGGGCTAGGCGTTGCCTCAAAGCAGAAGGATCGTGCGCGTCAAGTGTTCGAGCGTGCAGCAGATCAGGCTGGATTCTTTGAACACGGACGCAACCGTCTTGTGCAGCCTGGCATCGCCCTGACGCCCGGACAGCCGGAGGATCAAGATGCTGCAGGCAACTCCGGTAGCGGCGGCGGCGGAAATGGTGGCGGCGATGGCAGTAACCTCGATCCTCTCATTTCAGCGCTTTTGCTCAAGCTACCTAAGCCAGCAGATAAATTCCCTAAGCAGGCCCGAGCCACTTGGTTGCAGATGATGGCGATGGCTTTCGAGATGGCCTACGGTCCGGCCGGCGAGATAGAGATAAAGGCGAAACAGGATGGCCAAGAAACCTAGAGAGACCCCCCCATCAGAGCCGCCGCAGATTGAAAAATTCATACAGGCCGCGCGCAAGCTTGAGTGCGACGACGACGAGCAGCACTTCAGGGAGCGGCTTGGAAAGCTTGTAAAGAAACAGGGTGCCGATGATTCCGCCGACGCGAAACCTTAAGGTCGGCCCTGATGGGCGCGTCCGAAACGAGCGCTTTTCTGAGGGATACGAGCGCGATGTTCAGCGTGCGCGCAGCTTCGTTGACTGGACTGGGCTGCTGGAGACCGATTCGGAAATTCTGGATCAATTCGACGAGATCGTAGATTGCTTGCTTGAAGGAAACCTCGTTCCGGAAAAGTACTACCGGCACAGGATCGAGCACTCGCCCGACCCGTTGCTAGCTGCTGAAGGGATAAAGCACCTTCACCTTGGTGGACGAAATTCTGACGTGATCCTTTATCTCGTCGAATATCCTGATCGGATCGTTCTTCTCGAAATAGGTGACCACCGCCACTTCGCGTCAAAGCCGGAAGGCTCTCTACTGAAGCAACTACATCACAGCTGCTTGCGAGCAGAGGATGCGGACGCGGCGCTTCGAAAAGCTGAAAGGGTCACAGCGATTCGCGCAGGCCTACGCGACCGCGCAAAGCCTAGCGACCCAGCATAACCTTCCGACGCTCTTCGCGAGAGAGGCCGCGAAGGCTGGTGCCCTCGCCGCGATCTGCCTCAAGCGCTAAGGCGCGCAGGCGCTCAAGGTCTTCGTCCGCCTTAGCGGCAGGACCTTTCGCCGTATGGGCGGGCATAAGGAAATGCATGACGGTCATGGTCTGTCTCCACGCTCCATATGCGCCGTTTCAAGTTAACAATCAAGGAACGTGAGTTCGGGGAGTAGTGCGGCTAGCCAATCCCCCGAACGGAGTATCGTGCTTTCCGACTCTGTACCAAAGCGGTTACACTGAGGACATGCGTCGCCCATCTGCAACAGAACTAGAAGGCATCGCGCTATTCCTCGTGCTGGTCATGGGAATTGCGTCTGCTGCCATAACGTTATGGCGCGGCCTCTGAAAACTTGACAAATTCCGCGTTTTCAAGGTTTTGGCATTGGGTTTGTTAAATACATAATCGCCTAGAAACAGGCAACATCGAGAAATAGCGATTCGCCACCGGGCGGCCCTCCTTCAGGAGCGCCGCCTTTTTTCGTCGGTTGAGGGAGTGGTGCTCATGGCCAATTCCGTGCCCATCCGTTCTGCCGGTCCGACCACCCCCGGGCGGCACTGGCGCAAGCGCTTTCTCGAGACTTTGTCGGCCACGTCCAATGTCGCCCGCGCAGCGGAAGCAGCAAGGGTCGCACCGGACCGCGCCTATCAGACCCGCAGGGACGAACCCGAATTCGCCCGTGCCTGGCAGGCCGCCATCGCCGATGGCTATCTCACCCTCGAAATGGAGGTGATCCGGCGCTTGCGCGAAGGCGATCTGACGACGGCGAATGGCGACAAGTTCGACTTTGCCAACGCCATCCGCCTGCTCGCCGCCCAGCGCGACACATCTTCGCGCGGTGCAAGCCAGATCCGCGATGTGAGCGCGGCAGAAGTGCGCGCCTCGATCGACCGCAAGATCGAGGACATCCGCCGGCGCGTCGCGCGGCAGAAGCTGAGCGAGGGCAATCACGAATGAGTGACGCATCCCGTGACATCTTCGCCGACCGGAGCGCGGACGGCGCCAAGGTGCGCCAGATCCTCAGTAAGGAGCTGGACCAGACCGAGCGGAACAGCTTCGCCTACCTCTGGGAATACCTCGCCCGCACCGAGCAGCTACCCCCGCCAGGGCGCTGGCGGGTGTGGATGATCATGGCCGGTCGCGGCTTCGGGAAGAGCCGCGCGGGGGCCGAATGGGTACGGATGATCGCCGAGGCCAATCCGGACGCGCGCATCGCGCTTGTCTCGTCCTCGCTGGCAGAAGCGCGGGCGGTGATGGTGGAGGGCGAAAGCGGATTGCTGGCAATCTGCCGCCCCGGTCACAAGCCGGTGTTCGAGCCCTCGCTCCACAGGGTCCGCTTCGCCAATGGGGCGCAGGCCCAGCTGTTCTCGGCAGCCGAGCCGGAGGCCTTGCGCGGCCCGCAGCACAGCCACGCCTGGTGCGACGAGATCGGCAAATGGCCGCTCGCCAATGAACGGGCGACGCGCTGTTGGGACAATCTGCTGCTCGGAATGCGGCTCGGCGAGGATCCGCGCATTGCTGTCACCACCACGCCCCGGGCCGTGCCGCTGGTGAAGCGTCTGGTGGCGCAAGCGGCCGAGGATCACGAGGTGGTGATCAGCCGCGGAAAGACCGGCGATAACATCCGACTGCCCGACCGCTTTATCGCTGCCATCGATAGCGAATATGGCGGCACGCAGCTCGCCCGGCAGGAGATCGACGGCGAACTGCTCGAGGATACCGAAGGCGCGCTGTGGACGCGCTCGCTGCTCGGACAATCCCGCGAGGACGGGGTGGTCCCTGAAGCCGCGCGGGTGGTGGTGGCGGTCGATCCGCCTGCGAGCGCCAAAGGCGACGAATGCGGGATCATCGTTGCTGCACTTGGCGTGGACGGGATCGCGCGGGTGCTGGCGGACTGCTCACTGGCCCGGGCCAAGCCTGCCGAATGGTCCGGGCAGGTCGCTATTGCCGCGCAGGAATGGAACGCCGACCGGGTGGTCGCCGAAGCCAACCAGGGCGGCGCGATGGTCGAGAGCGTGCTGCGCGCCGCCGATCAGGCGCTTCCCGTAAAGCTGGTGCACGCCAGCCGCGGCAAGGTCGCCCGGGCCGAGCCGGTCGCGGCGCTCTATTCTGCCGGACGGGTGCGACATGTCGGGGTGTTCGCGCGTCTGGAAGACCAGTTGTGCGGACTGCTGGTGGGCGGCAGCTACGCCGGGCCGGGGCGCAGTCCCGACCGCGCCGACGCGCTGGTGTGGGCGATGAGCGAATTGATGCTCGGCAGGAGCCTTCGCCCCAGCATCACCCAGCTGTGAAGCGACACGCAACCAAAGGAAATTCCATGGCCTTGCTCGACATTTTCCGCTCCGCCGTCAAAGGTGGGGAGCGCACCCGCGTGCCACTTGCCCCCGGAGTGGATCAGGGGTGGTATCCAGCTTTCGAGAGCGGCCCGGCCCTGCGCGGCTATGCCTATGACCGGGCGATTGCCGAGGGCTTTCTCGCCAACCCGATCGCCCAGCGATCGGTTCGGCTGCTGGCCGAGGGGATCGGTCAGGCCCCGCTCGATTGCTCCGACCTGCGGTTAGCTGCGCTGGTCACCGCCACCAGCGCGGGCCAGTCACTGGTCGAAACGCTGGCGGCCCACCTGCTGCTGCACGGCAATGGCTATGTCCAGATCCTGAAGGATGCGAGCGGGACGCCGGTGGAACTGTTCGCGCTGCGGCCCGACCGGGTTCAGGTGGTGCTCGATAACATCGGCTGGCCCTGCGCCTATGACTACACGGTCGCAGGCCATACCCAGCGCTTGCCGGCCGAGGACGAGAATGGCTGGCCGGAAGTGATCGCGATCCGCGCCATGCATCCGCTGGATGATCATTGCGGCGCGGGCGCGCTTCAGGCGGCGTGGCAGGCGGTTCTGATCCACAATGCGGCGACCCATTGGAACCGCTCGCTGCTGGAGAATGCGGCCCGGCCTTCCGGGGCGCTGGTCTACGAGACGGGTGACGGTGCGACGCTCGCCCACGAACAGTTCGAGCGGCTGAAGCGCGAGCTCGATCTCGCCTTTTCGGGCGCGGCCAATGCCGGGCGTCCGATGCTGCTCGACGGCGGGCTCAAGTGGCAGAGCATGTCGCTGACCCCGGCCGACATGGACTTTGCGACGCTCAAGAGTGCGGCGGCGCGCGACATCGCGCTCGCTTTCGGGGTGCCGCCGATGCTGCTGGGTCTGCCGGGCGACAATACCTACGCAAATTACCGCGAGGCCAATCGTGCCCTTTGGCGCCTGACCTTGCTGCCGCTGGCCGAGAAGATCTTCGCCGCCCTGCGCGAGGGTCTCGCCCCATGGTTTGCGGACGCGGTGCTTGGGATCGATCTCGATCTCGTTCCCGCGCTCTCCGAAGATCGCGAGCGATTGTGGTCGCAGGTCTCCGACGCCGATTTCCTGAGCCGCGCCGAAAAGCGCCAGATGCTGGGCTTCCCGCCCGAGGAGACTGCCCCATGAGCCGCGAAGACATTCTTGCCAGCCTTATGGCACAGGCCCGCAACGAGGGGGCCGAGCTGGTGTCCCTGCGCGCCATTGTCGAGGAGGCGAGCGCGCTCGCTACCGATCGCGCGCTCGAGCGGCTCGGGCTCGGCGATCCGGGCGCGGAAGGCGATCTGGTCGCGCTGCGCGAGCTGCTTCAGGCATGGCGCGACGCCAAGACGAGCGCGTGGCAGGCCTTCATCGACTGGATGATCCGCGGCGTTCTGGCGCTGCTGCTGATCGGCATCGCGGTGCGGCTCGGCGTGTGGAAGCTGCTGTGAGCGCCGCCGCCACCCGCTCCGCCCCGATCCGGTTCGCCGGATATGCCGCGCTGTTCGACATCGCCGATGCGGGCCGCGACACGATCCGGCGCGGCGCCTTTGCCCGCACGCTGGCGGCCCGCACCGCACCTCTGCCACTTTACTGGCAACACCGCGCCGACCAGCCGATCGGCGTGATCGAGCAGGTGTCGGAAGATGCGCGCGGACTCAGGGTCATCGCCCGCATCGACCGGCCTGAAAGCCGCGGCGCGCACCTGCTGGCCGCTGGCAAGGTGAACGGCCTCAGCTTCGGTTTCCGCACCCGCGCAGCGCGGCAGTCCCAATCGGGACGGGAGCTTATCGAAGTTGAGCTGTTCGAGGTCAGCCTCGTCACGCACCCGCTCCATCCGATGGCGAGGATCCATCTGATCGCCTGACCGCCCGTCCTCTTGCGTCTCTCCACCGGCCGCCACTGGGGCGGCCTTTTTTCTGCCCAAACGAAAGGCCTCTGCCCCATGGACAACACTGCCCCCACCACCCCTGCCGCCACCGCCGGTCCGCTGGACGCCAGCTTCGACATTCTTGCCCGCCAGGACCAGGCCGAAGCCGACATCAGCGCGCTGCGCGGCGATGTCGACGAAGTGAAAGCGCGACTCGACAAGGTCGCCCGTGCTGCCTCCCGGCCGGTGATGGGCGGCGCGGCTCCGGTTGCCGACGCACCCGAGGTCAAGAGCTTCGTCGATGGCTATCTGCGCCGCGGCCGCGAGACGGAAGTGAAGTCGCTCAACGGCGTCACCCCGGTCGACGGCGGCTTTGCCGTGCCGCGCCAGATCGACGCGGCGATCGCATCGCGGCTCGCCAAGATCAGCCCCATCCGCTCGATCGCCCAGGTGGTGCAAACCGGCACCGCCGGCTACCGCAAGCTGATCGCCACCACCGGCGTTGCCTCGGGTTGGGTCAGCGAGGCCGCGCCACGGCCCGAAACCGGAACCCCGCAGTTCGCCGAGATCGCACCGCCTTCGGGCGATCTCTACGCCAATCCGGCTGCAAGCCAGATGATGCTGGACGACGTCGGCTTCGACCTTGAGGCGTGGCTGGCCAACGAGGTCGCAAACGAGTTCGCCCGCGCCGAGGGTGCGGCCTTCGTCAAGGGCACCGGGGTCAATCAGCCCGAAGGGTTCCTGACCGGGTCGAAGGCAACGGCCGAGGATAGCGTGCGCGCTTTCGGCACGTTGCAATATATCGGTACGGGCAGCGCCACGGGGCTCGGCGCGGCGCTCGACACCAAGCTCATCGATCTCATCCATTCGCTGCGGGCAGGGCATCGTCAGGGCGCCGTGTTCGCGATGAACTCGACGACGCTGGCAGCAGTGCGCAAGCTCAAGACCGCCGACGGGGCGTTCCTGTGGCAGCCCGGGATGGTCGAAGGCCAGCCCAACCGGCTGCTCGGCTACCCGGTGATCGAGGCCGAGGACATGCCCGATGTGGCAGGCGGCGCCTTCCCGATCGCCTTCGGCAACTTCCGCAACGGCTATCTGATTGCCGAACGCAGCGCCACGCGGGTGTTGCGCGATCCCTTCACCAACAAGCCGTTCGTGCACTTCTACACGACCAAGCGGGTTGGCGGTAAGGTGCTGGATTCCAACGCGATCAAGCTGCTCAAGATCGAGGCATAGGGCGCCCCGCCCGGCCTTGCTTCCCGGCGGGGGTGAGTGTCCCCCTTCGCTTCCCTGCCGGGTCCTCGCGCCCGCATCGCCTCAGGCTGGTCCCCCCGCCTGACTGCCGCGATGCGGGCGCACTCTTTATCGATCACAACGTGGGAGTAACCGCGATGCAGCGGATAATCGTGCAGCCTCCGGTCCCCGGCGATGCTGCGCTGGCGGAGCTCAAGCATTGGCTTGGCATCAGTCGCCCCAACGAAGACGACACGCTGCGCCAGTTGCTCGTGACCAGCCTGACGATCTGCGAGGCCTTCACCGGCAAGGCCCCCCTGACGCAGACGGTCGAAGAAATCGTGCCCCTGACAGGTGGCTGGCAGGAGCTCGTCTCCAGACCTGTGCAGACGCTCGTTAGCGCGGCGGTGCTGGCAGATAGCGGCGCCCGCACGCCGGTCGCGACTTTGGCCGATGCGCTGGAATGGCGCATCGGTGCGAGCGCCTGCGTTCGCCTGCTGCGCCCGTTCGAGGGCCAAGGTCTGGTGCTCCAGCTGGTGGTCGGGATCGCGACCGACTGGGCGGCGCTTCCCGCCCCGTTGCGACACGGGATCATCCGTCTCGCAGCGCATCATTTCCGCGACCGCGAAGGATCCGGCAGCGCAAAGACGAGCGGGATTCCGCCCGCCAGCGTGACCGCCTTGTGGCGCCCGTGGCGCGAGGTGCGGCTCGCATGATCCGGGTGTCGGCGCAGTCCGGCGCACTCGTGCAGAGGCTGCGCGAGCGCGCAGCACGGATGGCCACGAGCCTTGCCGGCTCGCGCAGCAAAGGCTCGGCCACACGACGCCATAACTGGCGCTCTGCGGCAGAGCTCTGGCCCGATTTCACGGGAGACAGAAACAATGGAAAATGACCTGCGCGCGGCCCTGATCGCCTGGCTGAGGGCTGACCCGGCGCTCGGTCCGATCAACGCGATCGAGGAAGAATCGCCGCTCAGCGTCACCCCGCCGTGGCTCGGCATTGCTGCCAGCGCCGCGATCGACTGGGGCACCAAGGACCGCGCGGGCCGCGAGATCCGCGTCGCGCTCGAACTCGAAAGCCGGACCGATGCGACGGCAGAGGACGCGCTATTGCTGGGCGCGATCGAGCGCCGCGTGCTCGACCTGCCACCGTTCCAGCCGGGCTTCGAACTCGCATCGATCCGCTTCCTGCGCTCGCGCAGCGAGGTCCGCGCCGACAACCTGCGGGCGGCGCTGCTCGAATACCGCTTCCGCATTCTCGAACCCCAGTGATGTTTCACCGCGATTTCCGAGCCGCCGAGTGAAGTCACTCGGCTTGAAATCGCTATTCGGAGTATCCTCCCATGCCCGCACAATCAGGCGCCGCCTTCCTGCTCAAGATCACCAACGGAGCCACGCCCGCCGTCTACCAGACGATCGCGGGGCTCAGGACCACGCAGATGTCGATCAACGGCGACACGGTGGTCGTCACGCACAAGCAATCGGGGGGGTGGCGCGATCTGCTGTCCGGCGCAGGCACCCGCTCTGTCTCGGTCAGCGCGGCGGGGATCTTTCTCGGCAGCACGGCGGAGAACACCGTGCGCACCCGCGCGCTCGACGGGACGCTCGACGATTACGAACTCTCGTTCGAGGACGGCGCGAAGCTGCGCGGCAAGTTCCTGGTGCAGCGGCTCGACTATGCCGGGGATTTCAACGGGGAGCGCAGCTACACGCTCCAGCTGGAAAGCTCCGGTGCGGTAGTGGCAGCGTGACGGGCGCAGCGAATCCCCTGCGCGGCGAAAGCGCCCTGACGATCGCAGGGGCAAGCTATGTCCTGCGCCCGAGCTTCGAGAACCTTGTGCTCGCCGAAGCCGAATTGGGCTCGCTCTTTTCGTTGGTCGAGCGCGCGGCAGCCGGGGCGCTGACCATCGCCGAGATGACCGCATTGCTGTGGCACTGCATGCCCGCCGACCATCGCCCTGATCGCCTTGCGGTGGGTCAGGCGGTGCTGGCGATGGGACTGGTGAGTGCAACCGCGCCGGTGCGGTCCGTGCTCGCGCAGGTGCTTCAGGGCGAGGCATGACCCAAGCCTTCGGCGACTCAGCAGTCCGCTGCTGCACCCTCTCCGCGCAGACGCTCGGCTGGCGTCCGGCCGAGTTCTGGAGCGCCACTCCGGCCGAGCTGGCCACGGCGCTGCGCCCTCCGGACGAACTCGCCGCCTCTTTCCCGCCCAGCCGGGAAACAATCGCCCGCATGATGGAGCGCGACAGCCATGACTGACAATTTCGACCAATTGGTGATCGATGTGCGCGCGCGCACCGACGGCTTTGCCAGCGATGTGGAAGCGATGCGCCGCTCGCTGGATACTTCGCTGGTCGACGGCTTCGGACGGGCCGGTACCGTTCTGGAAAACGGGCTGCTGGGCGCGCTTCGTCGCGGAAGCCTGGGGTTTGACGACCTGAAGCGGGTCGCCTTCAACGCGCTTTCCGAGATCGCGAGCTATGCCCTGCAATCCGGGATCAGCAGCCTGTTCGGCGGCGGTAGTGGTGGTGGCGGATCGGGCAGCGGCGGGGGTCTGGGCAGTCTGATCGGCCAGACCATCGGCAGCCTGTTCGGATTGCCGGGGCGCGCGACCGGAGGCCCCGTCGCTCCCGGGCGCGCCTATGTGGTGGGCGAGCGCGGGCCGGAGGTGTTCGTGCCTACCGCTGCCGGACGCGTGGAAACCGGTTCTGCGGCATCGGCCGGGCGTGACGTGCGCGTCGCGATCCAGCTTGCGGTTCCCCGTGGGCAGGCGGCGCCCACAGCGATGCAGCGCTCCTCGCGCCAGATCGCGAGCGCCGTGCGCCGCGCGCTGCAACAGGCCTGAGCGAGGGATTCCCGATGGCATTCTGGCTGGCACGCGAACGCCGCGCGCAGGAAAGCACGTTCATGCAGCGCTTCGATCCGCGCTTCTGGACCGTCAACTTCCCGCGCCCAGCGATGGCTTCGGTGGTGACGACTGCGCCCGACGCACTGAGGGTCGATATGGAGCTGCACAATGCCGGCGAACTCGTCGGGCTGATCTGGGACAGCGCCGATACGCTTGACCACCCCTTGCTCGCCTATGCGACCGACCGTGATTATTCATTCACCACGCTCAGCTTCCGCTGGCAGTCGACCGGTGTGATCGCGCTCGACCAAGCCAATGGCCCGACGCTGACGATCGAGGGGCGCGATGCAGCGGGCCTGCCGCGCACCTGGTTCATCAGGCTCTGGAATTATGCGGAAGGCTCGCCGACCGACGCGCGGATCACGCTGCCATTCTCGACCCTCGACAGCGGTTACGGCCTGCCGGGGGAACGGATCTATCCGCGCGATATCGACCGGATGTTCATCTCGCTGGTTGCACCGGGCTTCGTACCCGGGAGCACCGCGCCGCTGCCCGCGCGGTTCGACGGGTCCGTGACGATGTCCGAAATCCGTGCTGACGGATCGCGCGCGATGTTGGAGCTCGGCGATGTGCTCGTGCCACCGCACGGCGAGCGCATGGCGACAGCCTACGACGATAGCTACAACCAGACCCCGGCCCGGCTGCTGCGGGCGGTCATCGGGCTCGGTTACCGCGACGATATCATCCACTATGTGGGCATGAGCCACTTCATGCGGCTTGCGCGGCAGGTGGACGGATCGCTCGAGGCTGCGTCTCCTGGCGAGCTGTGCGCGCCAGCCGCCCTGTGGCACCGCAACTTCTTCGAACGTGCCGCAATCGACGGGCTCGAAGTGGTCGCCTCGCTCTCCTACGAGCTGTTCGACGCCTATTGTCCGGCTATCTGGAAGCAGCGCACCGCCAGCGGGGCGCCCGGACTGACCGGCTGGGTCCCGCCCTCCGCGCTGCTTTCGCCGGCCAAAGCGGCAGCAATGGCCTGGCTTGCCGATGTGGCGCGCGCCTTCGTGGCGCTGCTGAGGCAGGCCGGGCAGCCAGTCCGATTCCAGATCGGCGAGGCATGGTGGTGGGTCACCCCCGCCCGCGAGATCTGCCTGTACGATGATGCTGCCAAGGCCGCCCTGGGAGGCAATCCGGTCGTGATCGCCGATATGGCAGCATCGCTCGACACGGCGGCCAAGGCGCTGCTGGATGCGGCGGGTGTGCTGCTGGCACAGTCGACCGCCGCTCTGACTGCTGCGGTGCGCGCAGCCGCCCAAGGCGAGGCCGAGGTGCTGCTCCTCGCCTTTACGCCGACCGTTCTGAACCCCGCCATGCCGGAGCTGTACCGCGCCAACCTGCCCGCCGGCTGGGCCCATCCGGCCTTCGACCGGCTCCAGATCGAGGATTATGACTGGCTCACCACCGGGGCCGATGCCCTGCGGCGAGCGGGTTATGACCTCGTCAACACGCGGCTCGGCTATCCGATTGGCGATCAGGATTATCTGGCGGGCTTCGTGCTTGATCCGGCCGATGCAGAGCTCTTCTGGGGCCGCATCGATCCCGGGCTCGACGAAGCCGCCACGCGCGGCATCGCTCGCCGCTATGTCTGGGCGCAGCCGCAGGTCAACCGCGATGGCTACACCCGCCTCGCCCCTCCGCCGGAGCTAGCCATGGATCCCTTCGACGACGTGCCTTACCCCTTCGCGCTCGGCCGGAGCGCCTCGGTCGCGCCCGAATTCTCGACATCGATCGCTGTGACCGCATCAGGACACGAACGGCGCAACTCC